AAGACCAAGAAAGACATGTGGAAAACAGGCACTCTTCAAAAGGCCGCTCAGGCCGGAGTGGACCTGTTCTACGCTGATCAAATTTATCCCAGCGTAGTTCATGTTTTCCCAAAGTCGTATGTAGTAGCTCGCCATAAAATAGACCCAGCCCAAGGAGGGAGTTTGAGCAATTTACGAACCATCCTAGGCGTTCCTGTACACATACAGGTTCGAGGGCGAATTATAAATGGCGACATCAATGATCGTCGTGATCCATGGCATAGCCCAGGAAAGCCTGGCATGCCACTCACTGGGTCGGCATTCAACCGGCTATATCAAGATGCAGAGCGTTTCAACCATCATTACTCTTTAGACGGCACAAAATATGACAGTACTGTGGCCAGACAAATCATGAACATTAGTACGCGTATTCGTAAATTGGGCTATGCATGGCATCCCGATTACGAGCGCATTGCTTCAGTATTAGATGTCATGGAACAATCACTCATGGAAGCACATCTAGTCAATCTCTGGGCAAAACCAGGTAGTCCAAAACGGACTATGTGGAAATTCGGAGGTTTGATGACGGGCCATGAATCTGTGACAGAAGACAATACTGAGACTCTCCAAATAGTCATAATCGCAACACTTTGTAAGATTTGGAATATGAGTCCCCAGGAAGTCCTGGGCTCAATGGCATTGGAAAATGTGGGCGACGATAATTTCTTTCATTGCAGCGAGCCTCTGGATGAAGAGGCATTTTGTCGCACAGCATATGAATTGTCAGGCGTAACATTCAGAATCGAGGATCGATCTACTAAAGTTACAGGCATTGAATTCCTGAGTAAGACAGGATTTCCAATGACACCGGAAGATCTCCAAGAACTTGAAAGTTATGGCATTGACACGTCAAACCTAAAATACAAAGCCACGCACAATAGAAAAACCTTACTCATGCGATACGCCGGACTTAAACAAGATGGTATGCATCGACGCAAAGCTGCTTCCAGAGATCCTTTCACGAGGGCAGAGTATATGCTTGATCGTATCAATGGCTATGCCCAGCTGTGTGCACATCACCCTGATATATACCAATTCCTGCGAGAAGAGCGGGATTGGTACTTAGGGCAAATTAAACAGCCGGTCGTTTTAGAGCGTTTACGAAAAATGCGCAAACTCAAAATGCCTTCGTATTCAAAAATCATGCGTCAATGGTACGCGCCTTTGAACATTCCAATGAGCACCAAGGGATTGGTCCCAGTGTGGTTGGCATATTGGGATGCTTACAATTTAGCATTCTATAATGTCGATCGCAATTTACGAGCCCTTCGAAGCTCTCTCAATAGCTTGGATCCAGAATTTTGGGATCTCCCAGACATACCCTTGTACGACCTACCGGTCAAAGCAAAGGGCTGGAAGCCCACATTCCAAGTGGAAGAATTCATTTTTTGGCGCAATACCGAATATGACTGGCAAAAGACTGAA